CCTACACCTCGCGTTACACCCACGAGACGATTGCTCTCGGCTTCGCGGTTACCGAAGAGGCGATGGAAGACAATCTGTATGTCTCTGTTGCCCAGCGGTACACGAAGGCCCTGGCTCGTGCGTTTGCTAACACCAAGCAGGTGAAGGGCGCGAATGTCCTGAACAACGGGTTCAACGCTTCCTACACGGGCGGTGACGGCAAGCGTCTGTTCGCCACGGATCACCCGCTTATCACGGGTGGCGTGAACTCGAACCGTCCTACGACTGGCGCTGACCTCAACGAGACTTCGCTTGAGGCTGCGATCATCCAGATCGCTGGGTACACGGATGAGCGCGGTATCCTGATCGCTGCGAAACCTCGCAAGCTGATTGTGCCGCCTTCTCTGATGTTCGTTGCGGAGCGGTTGCTGAAGTCGGTACTCCGCACTAATACTGCGGACAACGACATCAACGCCATCTACAACCTGTCGTCTGTGCCGGAAGGGTATGGTGTTAACCACTACCTGACCGATACGAACGCTTGGTTCCTGAAGACGGACGTTCCTAACGGCCTCAAGATGTTTGAGCGCGTTAACCTCAAGACCTCGGCTGAAGGCGACTTCGAGACGGGCAATATGCGGTACAAGGGACGTGAGCGTTACAGCTTCGGCTGGTCGGATCCCCTGGGCTTCTACGGCTCTCCGGGTACTACCTAAAAACAATCAACATAGGGGGGAGGCTGACTCCCCCCTTCACACATAGCGAACTACTTTATCCGACTGGCTATGCAGACGTTCAAGAGACGGATAAGGCAAACTTCCTTGAAGGAGAATTACAATGGCTAACACTTCATTTTCCGGGCCTGTACGAAGCCAGAATGGTTTCCAGGGTTACAGCCCCGATGCTGCGGCGAACAACTCGCTTACGCTTTCTGCTCAGGGTACTGGCGTTGTTATCAACACGTCCAGTGTGCCGTTCTTCCAATTGACGGCGACTACGGTCTCCACCGCTGGCGCTGTCACCTACACGGCTGCTCAGTTGAAGACTGGCATGATCCTTCGCGATCCGAATGGCGCTGCTCGTGCTGACCTGTTCCCGACTGCGGCCGACCTTCTCGCTGCTGTTCCTGGCGCTATCGTAGGTACCTCTTTTATCGTCACGATCCGTAACACGGCTGATGCTGCTGAGACGATCACGATGACGACGAACACGGGCCTTACTCTGAGCGGCACGATGACGATTGCCCAGAACGAGCAGAAGAGTTTCCTGGTCACGTTCACCAATGTGGGTACCGCTGCTGTGACTATCTACAGCATGGGCAGCGTGACGTTCTAAGGATGTCTCATGCCCAGCTTCAAGAGAACTTCTAGCGGGGGCATTGAATACCGGGGGCATACGTTCCCCGGTTTCAACAAGCCGATTAAGTCCTCTAAGCCTGAGAAGAAGAAGATGGTCCTGGCAAAAGAAGGGGATCAGGTAAAGCTGATTCACTTCGGAGACGCCAACATGGGACACAACTATTCTGCTGCGGCGCGTAAGAGCTATATGGCTCGTAGCGCCGGGATCAAAGGCAAGGACTCCAAACTGTCTGCTAATTATTGGTCCAGAAAGGTATTGTGGGCTGGCCCTAGCGGTAGCAAGAAAGCTCCTCCGGTAAGCCAGAAGGTGAAGCGATATGATTAGTGATTTGCAATCGAAGAAGCTGACAGCGACTGGCACCGTGTTTGCTGGTCCTGGCAGAGTTGTCGGGATCTTCATCTTCTCCAAGCAGGAAGGCTCCCTTGTTTTTAAGGATGGTGGGTCTGGTGGTACTACGAAGATCGAACTCACCTACAAGAGTGATCCTGGTGCTCATATCAACCTTGCTGGGAATGGAGTTCGGTTTACGAAAGACATTCACCTAACGCTGACCAACACTGACGCTGTAACCGTTTTCTGGGGTTAACATGAAAGGTCAAATGAAGATCGCTGCTCAAGAGCAGGGCAAAGTCGGCAAGGTCATGCACGAGTTCAAGGCAGGGAAGCTGAAGTCTTCTTCCGGCCAGAAGGTAACCAATCCCAAACAGGGCATTGCAATTGCCTTGTCTGAAGCTAGGAGCATGAAAAAGAAATGATGGGTCGGTTCTCTATGTCTAAGCAGGTCAGCACTCCTTCGATGTCGAAGAAGACTGGCAAGGCTGTTAAGGCGCAGACTCCTGGGATGTATCCTAAGGCTGTTGTCTCTCGCAAGGTATCCAGCATGAACACTCCTAAGACTGGAATGCGAAAGATGGGGATGTCCAAGATGAGCACGCCTAAAATGAAGAAAGGTTTCTAATGTCCTACACCAAGCCTCAACTTCGGGAGCGGATCAAGTCTCAGGTTATGTCATCCAGCAAGGGTGGGAAGCCTGGGCAGTGGTCGGCGCGTAAAGCGCAGCTAGTCGCTCAGAAGTATGAGGCTGCGGGTGGAGGGTACTCTGGCTCGAAGTCTAGCGGCCAGAAGAGCCTTTCTAAATGGACAAAGGAAGATTGGAAAACTAAGAGCGGGAAGCCTTCTACGCAAGGCCCTGAGGCTACTGGAGAGCGCTACCTTCCCAAGAAGGCGATTGAGGCTATGCCTGCTAAGGTTTACGCTGCCTCTACGAAGGCGAAGAAGGAAGCAACTTCTAAAGGGAAGCAGTTCTCCGGCCAGCCTGAGAGCGCCAAGACTATCTCGAGGAGATTCCGGTAATGGCTACATCCGGCACTGCGAATTGGAATATCAACATCCTCGACATTATCGAGGAAGCTTACGAGCGGGTTGGCATAGAGGTTAAGGGTGGCTACGAGATCAGGACTGCTCGTAGAAGCCTCAACCTTCTGTCGATGGAGTGGGCGAATCGGGGATTGAATCTGTGGTGTGTGGAGGCGGGGACGCTGTCGCTGACTCCTGGCACTGCGACATACCCTCTTCCTGACGATACGATTGACATCCTCGAGGGAGTGATTCGGACGTATGCAGGTCAGCAGAACAATCAGACTGATATTGCGATTACCAGGATCTCCTTCGTCACCTACAACACGTTACCTAATAAGCTGGTGCAAGGTACTCCGATTCAGTACTACGTTGCCAGGGATACGACGACTCCTGAGATTACGTTCTGGCAGGTGCCAGACAATACGATCTCTCGTCAGTTTGTTTACTACAGGTTGCGGCGTCAGCAGGATGTTGGGGGCAATGCTAACAACAACATGGACGTACCGTTCCGGTTTGTCCCTGCGATGATCGCTGGTCTTGCTTATCACCTTGCAGCTAAAAGGCCTGAGGGGTTTCCTCGTATGCCTGAATTGAAGGCGCTGTACGAGGAGGAGTTTCAACGTGCGGCGGACGAAGACCGTCAACGGTCTGCTGTCATGCTTGTGCCTGGAGGCTACGGCTGGTAATGTTTTCCTCCGGCAAACATGCTATTGCGATGTGCGACATCTGCGCTAGGCAGATCAAGTACACTGCTCTCAAGAAGTACATCTACAAACAGAGATGGAATGGTTTACTTGTATGCGAAGAGTGTTTTGACATCGACAATCCACAGCTTCAAATCGGCAAGTACGTCAGAGGCGAAGCGATTGCTCTAGATAATCCAAGGACCGCTTCGCAGCAGAACCCTCCTACGAGAGAGTACTTCGGCTGGAATCCTGTTTTGCCAAATAAGATATACATAAACCTTGGAAGGGTTAATATCTCAATCAGTTAAAGGAAATAACATGTTGAAGTTCAAGAAGAAGGTAGTCAAGAAAGCTGATGGTGGTGTATTAGAGGACGTTAAGCGTCGATCTGCTCGTGCCGCTGCTGCAAAGCTAGAGGGGTTAAACGATCTCTCTGCTAACACTTATTCTGCAAACGACGAGTTTATGAAAAACGCTTTGAAGAATAGGGTTCTTGGGACTACTCCTGGCCTTCCTTCTTCTCTTCAGAGTCCTGCCTCCATGAGAAAAGAATACGAAGAGAGATTGAAATACGGAACTCCTGGCCCTGTTAAAAAATCTTCTGCCGCTCCTAAAATGGGTCGTTCGTTTACCGCTCCAATTTCAACTTTTGGCGAAGGTGATGAGGTTGAAATGCAGGCTTCGCCTAACCCCTTGCTTGCTGGTAGTGAAGGGTTTGTTTCTTCTGATGTGATGAATTTGCCGATGTCAACTGCTGGAAAAGGTGGCGCTGGTAGTGCTATTGAAGACGCTATGTATTCTGCGGCAAAGAATGCTCAGATCCCTACTGCGGCTCTTCCTAAAACCAAGTCTGGCATGAAGAAGTTTATGGATGAGTACGGCAAGTTTATCGCTCTTGGCGCTATGGCTGGGACTGGTGGTAAGGCTGGTCGAATCGCTGCTCCTATCATCGCTGCCCTGCCTGGGCTGATTGAGATGATGAAGAAGAAGAAGAAACCTCAATTCGATGAAAAGCCAATGTCTGCTCCCGGCGTTCAAGTTGGGATGGCGCATGGTGGATCTATGAAGAAAGGAACCAAGAAGTTTGCGGAAGGTGGGAAGACTAATTCGGGCGATCGTGAAAGTGCATTCCGTAGACTCAAGCCAACATATTCTGGTTTAAGTTTTCTTGGAACAACAACTCCGTTGCGTGAAGATAGCATCTCTAAGAAACTAATGAGAGAAGAAGATCTTTCTTATTACCCTTTTGCTGATTCGGAGCAGCAGCGTAACGATAAAGACATGAAGCACGCATTGGCTTCAATTATTGACGAGATGTACAACGAGAAAAACAAATTACCAGCAATGCAGTCAGAATACCTTCCTATGGTCATTAAGCAATCAAAAAAAGATCGTGGGACATATGGCTTTCCTTACGACAGTAAAATTTTTAAGGAATTACAAAAGGGCCATATTCAATCTGGTAAGAAGTCTTCCGGGGGTGAACCTCCGAAGAAAAGCGAAGGCGGCGCTATCCGCAAATTCAAAGGAGGTTCCATGAAAGGGAACACGATGGACAGTACGCTCACCCCGAAGTACGCGAAGGGTGGTGATATGCCCAAGGGTATGTCGAAAGGCAAGATGGGCAAGGCTGCTGGCGAGATGCCTCAGCACAAGAAGATGGCGATGGGTAAGCCTACCCCGCAAAGCACCGGGGCGAAGTTTGCCAAGGGCGGCGCTGCGAAGTATGCTAGCGGTGGGATGTGCAAAGGCTACGGCATCGCCAAGAAGGTTCGTCCTACTGGCCCGATGAACTAAGCTGGGTAGTGAACTAAAATGACCTACGCTGAACTCAAGCAACAAATCAAAGATTACGTCCAGTCTGACGAAACGACCTTCCTTGCTAATTTGGATGGGATTATTAAGCTTGCAGAGCAGCGTATTAACAGAGATGTAAAGTCTCCTGATTCCAGGGCCTCCGCTACGGGCAATGTGACAACTCAGACCATAACGACTCCAAGCGATTTCGTTATGGCTTTGAGCCTCTTTGTCAGTATCGGAGGCATCCAGACAGGTCTTCTTCTTAAAGAGCCTTCGTATTTAACGGAGGCGTATGGGGTGACGGCTGGATCCGCTGGGTCTTCAGGAGAGCCAGCTTATTACGCTATCCAATCGTCAGGCGAGAACTCTACAACGATTCTCGTAGCGCCATCTGCTGGTCAGTCTTACGGCTATACTCTTTACTACTACAAGACACCGGATACCATTGTTGGCGCAAGCAACAATATTACCTGGATAAGCAACTACTTCCCTCAGGTGTTGCTCTACGGGTGTCTCGTTGAGGCGTATTCCTTCTTAAAGGGAGAGCCTCAGATGCAGCAGCAGTACGAGAAGCTGTATCAGCTTGGCTTGCTTGAACTCAAGAACGTGGCTGAAGACGAGCAGAGAATGGACAACTACAGGAACCCTGACAGCAAAAGGAACATTGGCTAATGGCATTCACGGGCAGCTATGTAACGAACTCTTTCAAGGAGCAGTTGCTTCTTGGGGTGCATGACTTCTCTACGGATGTCATCAAGATTGCGCTGTATACGAATTCGGCTAC